TACACGACATCGAATGCGGTCCATCAGGGGAACAAGGTATCTTTGCAGGAGCGCAGAGATTTCTTCAGATGGCTTTCTGATTTTGAATATCGCTGTCTGGGGTTACCGGAGCCGGACCTGGTGATCTACCTGGACATGCCAACGGAGAAAGCTGTGGAGATGCTTCGGAGGCGGGAGGCACTCACTCACACCAAGGGAGACATCCATGAAACTGACACGACATATCTGGCTGCTTGCCGGCAGACGGCGCTGGAGGCGGCGGAGGTGTACGGCTGGTGCCGCATTTCGTGTGTGAATGGAGAAGGCAACGTGCGCAGCGTGGAGGACATCCACGAAGAGATATGGGGGCATGTGCGTCCCATCCTGGGGTAGGGTATCTTTTGAGTAGGTGCCATGTGGCGGTCAGGCCGTGTGCAATCGCGTGTGCAAAAAATTATTCTAAAGTGAAGAATGATCTGCACCAAGTAAACAACAATGTTTATTTTGTAGAACTGAAAAACCATTGACACATAAAGGAAAAAGCCTTGATCCATTGAAGATCAAGGCTTTTCTTTTGGCGGAGAAGGAGGGATTCGAACCCTCAAGGAAAATGGAAATTTGTCCTTATGTATCAAGGGAAAATCACTTTCTGTGTGCATAGTCGTGTGAAAAATTCTCAAAATAGCTGCTGATCTTCGTGTCAGCGTCTTTAGCGGCGGATTCAAAGACGTAGGAGTAAGTTTTCTTGTAGGTGTTCTCGTCAGACCAACCGCCGCGCTCCATGGCAACATGGTCGGCGATCCCGAGAGACTTCATCACAGCTGCGTTGGTGTGGCGGAGCCCATGGGTGGTGGTGTCTGTTATGCCAGCTCGCGTACAGGCTTTATGGACATGCCGAAGAAGGGTGCTTCGGTGGAAGCGGAAGATGTTCGCAGCGGGGTCTGATGGGAGTATAACGGCCAGGCGCTCCATAATGAAGGCTGGGCAAGCTACGGTCCGCTGAGAGATTTCATTTTTAGCGCCCTTCTTCAGGACCATCTTATTGTTCCTGTCAGGAACTACGGTCCGCCGGATTATGATAGTTCCTTCCTTTACATCGACGCAGTCCGGACAGAGTCCCATGATCTCCGAGGTGCGAAGGCCCAGGCACATAGCTAATAGGATAGCCACCTCGCAGAGATCCCCTTCCACAGCCTTGATAAGTTGGCCGAGATCTTCCGGTTGGAGGTATTTTTTATTTGGCTTGATCTTCTGGGGCAGTCGAACGCCGAATACATCAATGCCGAGCTCTTTTAATACCGGTCGGATGAGTCCGTAGGCATTGCTGATGGTTTTAGGAGCACAAGTTTTCGCTCCTTGGTTTACCGCTTCCTGGATGTCTTTCTTGGAGAGAGTGTAGACGTTTCTCTTCATAAGACTTTTGAATTGGTTCCGCTTGATGGTATCATAACCACGGATAGTGGAAGGGGAGAGGACGTTGCTTTTTGATTCAATGTAGTCGTCGATGGCGTCTTCCAGAGAGAGAAATTCTTTACGAGTCTCTTCTTTTTTCATAAGCCCTGCCTGGATAGCCATGGCCTTCGCTTGGGCGATCTTTGGGTCTTCGTCTGTGACAGATACTCGCTTGCCGTTCACCATTACCTGGCACCGCCAAGTGCCACTGGGTAATTTTTTCGGGGTTGGTCTTTTTGCTTTCACTTGTAAAACCTCCTATTCTGTTGTAAAATAGAAGGGCAGTATGTTCGCCAAAGTTTACTGCCCTTTAGCCGTCCTCGGTGTTGGTAGCACCGGGGGCGGCTTTTATTTTTGCTTATGCGGATTTTAATGCCAAGTTATCTTATGGTGCTGATAAAGTGCGTAGCTTTCCCAATGATATGGACGCGGTTCATATCCTCTCCCCAAAAGACCAGAGGCCTATACATGGGATTTTCCGGCTCCAAAGAAATATGGTCTTCAAAGAGACGGATTCGCTTTAGAGTGGCTTCCTCCTCGTCAATGAGTACGGCAGCGATCTCGCCACTCTCGACCTCGGGCTGCTGTCGGATGCAGACGATGTCACCATCAAAAATGCGAGCATTGATCATACTATCGCCCTTGCAGATTAAGGTGAAGTCGCATTTCACGTAATCTGGGATAGCATCGTAGGATTCAATGTTCTGATCAGCCAGAATGGGGGTCCCGCAGGCAATCCGTCCCAAGCGGGGGACTTTATGAGTGCTGGGCATAAGCTGCAGATTAGGAGCGGGGAGAGGTTTGGTATCTTCCTCCCATCCCATAAGATAGGCTGGGGGTATATGAAGCACATCTGCCAGTTTTGCGACCTTTTCATGGCGCACATTTTTTATATTACCACTTTCCCAACGCTGTACTGTTGCTTCGGCGACACCCACCATGCTTGCAATTTGGGCGAGTGTAAGTCCGAGCTCTTTTCTTCTTTTTTTTAGAACGGATGATAGTGTGTTCATAGCTACAACTCCTCGCTCTTAATGCTTATACTATACCATAAGGAAACGCAAGACGCAAGAAGAAACTTACGTTTTGCGAAAAAACTTACGCAAAACGTATTGACAGAATTTCAGAAGAATGATAACATAATCTTACGTAAAACGAAAGAAAAGAGGTGGTACCTATGGTCTCAATTGATGTACATAAGGTGCGAGGAAAGATGGCGGAGAATGGATATACCATAACATCCCTTTCCGCTTGCCTGGGAATTGACCGAAATACGCTATCTTCTTACCTGAAAAACCCAAGGAAAATGCCGTATAGCGTGGTTGCTGACTTGGCGGCGCTCTTATGCGATACAACAGAAGAGGCAAACTCAATTTTTTTTGCAGATAACTTACGTAATACGAAAGATAGTGCGGTAGGATGAAGGAAGTTGATAATCCTCTCAGACAAACCTGGGGGATTCGGTTGCCCAAATTAAGTGAACTGGTACTTGGGTCAGAGCGAAAACGGGTTGAGGGGATAAGAACCAGAAAGGAGAACTGATGTGGGAAGGCAAAAAAAGAGCAGAGCGCAGCGGATGGCGGAATCTTTCGGAGAGAGCTTCCGGATGGGAAAGGCCAGGGTGGGTATGACCAACCTGGAGATCGCCAACGCCATCGGCTTGAGCAGTCAGGCAGCGTTGAAACGTCGGCGGGATGACCCAGGCGAGTTTACTGTGAGGGAGATCTTGACATTGGGGATAACGCTCCACTGGACAGAGGAGGAATTTCTCGGCGTGATTCGTGCTGGGATGTGAGGAAAGGAAGAAAGACCAATGAATGAGGTTCAGAGAATCAAGCAACGCCATGACATGGACATCCTGCTGCGGGCCATTGCCCCGGCGGCCAGAAAGCGCCAGGAGGCCCGGCGCCAGAAAGAGATGGGGAAGAGCCGGATCAATGCCGCCTTGGCCCGCCGGGGCATTCCCTTCCGTGTGGTATGAGGGGCGCGGTGTATCGTCTCTTCCGCCGGTGCAAGCAGCGGTGGAACGTGTCCGCCCTGGAACCTGGAGAGAAGGTATATCTCTGCCCCAGGTGCGAAAGGGGGTGGGGATATGGTGAAGATCAACGGGGTCAAGGTGCAGACCGAAGGGAGGAAGCCGTGGGCCGACGCGCCCTCTGAACCCATTCCCGGCCAACGCCGAAAACGCAATGGAATCTACCCTGGATGGGATTCCCCGGAGAAAATCCAGCAGTGCTTGCACTGTACCAATCCAGATTGCAGCGGGCGTTGTCCGAGTAAGCCAAGGAAAAAGGTAGGTCGTCCCCGCATCCCCATGCCGGAGGACTTCCCAGAGAAGGAGAAGCTTCTTCGATACCATGAGCTGATCGACCATTACGGCGTGAATACCACGGTTATCACCCGATGGAAAAAAGAACTCCGCGGGAAAGGCGAAAAATAAACTCTGCCGGTTTGCAGCCCCGGCAGAGTTCAGAAAGGAGAATACATGAAAAAACAATCTATGTTTCTTCTGCTTAGCTTTATTGTAACAAAAATTGGAGGTTTTTCAAGATGGAGGAACGAATCAACTTTTTCCCCAAAAAGGTGGTCATAGAGGTTTCTGCCAGGACATGCCGGAACTTTATCATGGACACATGCCTGGATGACTTCATGGATTACATGTTCTTATATAACAGTTTCACCATGTCCGCCTATCTGGACGAGAAGATGGACCTATTGCAGGAATACCTGGACTGCGGCGAAAAGGGGGAATGACTTATCGGGATTCCAGTTTTGATTTATGGCAAGAGCGGGTCTGGGAAGTCCCGTTCCCTGAAAAACTTTGCCCCAGATGAAATCTTTTTGATTAACGTGGTGGGCAAACGCTTGCCTTTCCCCGGGACCTTCCGATACCAGATGAAGACAGACAGCTACCAGACCATTACCACTGGCCTGCAAAAGATGCCCACCAAAACCGCTGTCATTGATGACGCTGGGTACCTTTTGACGAACACTTTCATGAAAGGTCATTCCGCACCCAAGGCGGGAAGTTCTACGTTCGACCTCTACAACGATATCGCGGACAATTTCTGGCGGCTGCTGATGTTCATCCAGTCGCAGCTTCCAGAGGATGTCATCGTCTATATCCTCATGCACGAAACTACATCCGATTTTGGAGAAACCAGGCTGCGGACCATTGGAAAGCTGCTGGACGAGAAGGTTTGCATTGAGGGAATGGTCACAATCTGTCTGCGCTGCATGGTGGAAGGGGATCGCCATTTTTTCCGCACCCAATCCAATGGAATGGACATTTCCAAGTCGCCCGAAGAAATGTTTGACCTGGAGATTGAGAATGACCTGAAGTTTGTCGATCAGCGGATTAGAGAATATTGGGGGCTGTCAACTGTCCCCGCAGACGGAAAGAGAGGCTCAAGTGAACCTGAAACTATATGAAATCGATGCCGCGATTGATGCGGCGATTGAGGCCGGGACGGACCCAGAGACAGGTGAGATTACAAATCTGGAAGAGCTTACTGCCTTGCAGATGCAGCGAGAAGAGAAATTGGAAAATATTGCGCTTTACATTAAGAATCTTTCTGCCATTGCCACTGCGTTGAAAAACGAGATCGACGTATTAAACGAGCGTAGGAAGCGGACAGAGAAAAAGGTTGATCGGCTGAGAGATGTGTTGTCCTACGCGCTGGCCGGGCAAAAATTCCAAACACCGCGCTGTGCGGTATCTTTCCGACACACCAAGGCAGTAAACATTGCAGACGAAGAAGCATTTTTTTCTTGGGTAACACATGCCGGCCTTGAGGACCGTTTTCTACGGTATAAGTCACCGGACGTCAAACGGACAGAATTGTCTAAGTGGCTGAAAGATGGGAATGAAGCCCCAGGAGTTTCCTTGGAAGAACGTGAAAGCATGTCAATTAAGTAAAAAGGAGGAGTGAACCAAATGCCTCATGAGCCAAAGAAAAAGACGGACATCAATGAAGAATTAAACAGCCTGTCAAAGTCTTGCATATTACTTCTTCATTATCAGGAAGAAGTTATTTTTTCCATGATCGGCATTCTGGATACAATCCGAAATGAATTAAATCAAATCAACCACAAGGAGGAACAAAAACTATGATTCAAAAACCGAAAAATTGGGATTCCGTGCAGGAGTTCTCTGACCGCCCCAAACTCCCCCTGGACGCCTATGTCTGCCGGGTCAAGCAGGTATCCCTTGCGGATACCAATTATGGCCCCCAACTGCTGATCCTCTTCGACATTGAGGAGGGAGAGCAGAGAGGGTTCTTTTCCAAAGAGTTTAAGGCCAACACCATACAGGATAAAAAGTGGAAGGGAGTTCTTCGTCAGTTCTTGCCCAAAGACGATGGGACTGACAACGATGAATGGACAAAGAGTTCTTTCAAAGGCTTGACCACCGCCTTTGAGCACTCCAACCCCGGCTACACCTGGAACTGGGAGGAAACTTCCCTGGTGGGGAAGCTGGTGGGCATCCTCTTCCGGAATGAGGAATGGTCCTATAACGGGAAAGCCGGCTGGGCGGTGCGTCCTTTCCGCGCCATGAGCGCAGATCGGGTCCGCAGCGGGGAATACACCTTGCCCCAGGACAAGCCCTTGAAAAAGGCCGCAGCGCCCTCGAACGGCTTCGCCGCCATTCCTGATGATGGACCCTTACCCTGGGACAATGACAGTGGGGACGGACCGCTGCCGTTTTGAGAAAGGAGTCTAAAATGGAAAAATTGCTGTTGACCCGGAAAGAGGCCGCTCAGGCCCTTAATATCAGCACCGATACTTTGGATAGGTTGAGGGAATCTCAGGATATTCAAGCAGTCAACATTGGCAGCCGGGTTTACTTTTCCCCGGACGAATTGAAAGCCTTCTTATCCAAACGCGGGGGTTCGATCTCTACCTCTGGGATTCGCTTATGATTTCAACAGGGAAGAAGGCAAAAGATGATTACACTTTCTTTCACAGAAGAGGACAGGACGTTGCTTCTCAACCTCTCCAGCATCCAGCGAGATAGGGTGTTTTTCGCCCTTCTTGCTGGGGGGGAGGCAGCAGAGGATTGGGGGGAAGTGGAACGAGATTCCTTGGCATCAATCCGAAAGAAGATTGCGGCCCGGAAAAAGACTGCGGACAGGGTGAAAAAGCACAGGGAGCGTTACTGTAACCGTTACAGTAACCGTTACAGTAACCGTTACAGTAACGCACCCCCGCCCTCTCTTCCCCCCTTTCTTCCCCCTTCCTCTCTTTCCCCTGAAACCCCTATCTCTCTATCCCC